TTAGCTGCTAAAGCTAGATTAGTAGATATATTAGGATACAACGATAATAAATGTGTTTTAAAAGTTTCTGGTCTTGGGAAATTTGGAAGGGCCTTAGCTACAGTATATGTAAATACTTTATCTCCCTCTTCCGAAAAAACATCTATAACTGAAATTGACGTAAACCAACAGTTAATTACTGAGGGCCATGCAGTAGCCTATTATGGTGGAAAGCGTTAAGTTTTCTATAATTTTTATATATTTATAACAAAACCACTAATATGGCTAATGATAATTTTTCGGGGTATAAAAGAGAAGATAAAAAGCGCGCTAAAGCTCTAGAATATAAAGGCGTAGATATGGAGTTTGAGAATGTAAATCCTTTTGAATTTAAAAAAGGGATGTACTGTGAATTAAATAAATTAGGTGCTACTTCTATAAGAGAAGCTAATGAAGATCAAAGAGAAAAAGCAACTGAAACCGTATTAAAAAATTTAAAAGAAACCCAAGCTTACTACTCATATTTAGAACATTACGAAACTACTACCCGTAGGATGGTTAAAAAACCCTCATTTAAAACCTTTTTAAAAGAATTTGAAGGTCATTCTATGAAGGAAATAGGAGAAAAATTCACTGAGGATAAGATGAAAGAAATTAAACTTAAAGAATCTATCCGTAAGGAGGTTAGAAATAAAATTAACGAACTGCTTAAAATAAAATAAAATGAATATTAAAGAATTAAATAAACTAATTAAAGAAGAGCTTGATGCTTTCCTTGAAAATGAAGATGAATTAGATGCTACAGAAGGTGGTGATGATGGATTTGGTGACATTGAAGTAACCACTGATGAACCTGCTGAAGAAGAGGACCCTCTAGCTTTACTCCGTCAGATATATGATATGCTTAAACCCATAGTTGATGATGAGGGAGAAATGGAAGATGAAGGTGATATGGAAGATATGGAAGATGAAGAGGAAATAGAAGATGAAGAGGGTGATGGTGATGAAGAAGAGGATAAAGAAGCTCTTGATGAGTATGGTGGCACCATGGCATTAGCTTCGGATGGACTTTCAAATACTGGAAACGCGTTATCTCAGTTAGTAGGTCTTCCAATGTCTACAATAATACCTTTACTTGTATTTGGTATCCCAATAGCATATGTATTGACTGTACAAGGAATTGAAATGGTTAAAAGAATGAACATTCCAGGATATGCAAAGAATATAGCTATGAAAGCCTTTTCTATATTCCAAAAATCAGGTAAAAGTGGAGAAGAAATTGGAGGTGAAGTAGAAGCCCTCCAATCAAAAGGAGAAGCACAAGCCGTTGAGGCAATGAGTGGTGCAGAAGGAATGAATGAATCTTTAGATAATTTTACGGATGAGGAAAAGATGAAATTTGTTAAAGATTTTAATGCTGGTGGTAGTGGAATGATGAATGAATCAGTAAAAACTAGAAGAAATAATCGTAAGCTTAACGAATCTAGACAACTTAAATCTCGCTTTCAAAAACTAGCTAATATTAAAAAATAATCCCATGGTTAACATTGACAACTTAGTTAATGAATGGGCATATAGATGTAAGAAGGGCTATCCGGATATGGATAGCCCCTCTGATCGTCGTCTATTAAAAATTATTTTAAAAGAACAGGATATTACTATACCTGAATTTCAAGAACATGTTATAACTGAAAGTGAAGATAACAGAACATCTATAGAGAAAGATTTTGAGAAATTTGATGATGAACTTGATAAACAAGATATAGATCCTTGTGTTGCTTTAAAAAACCAAATCACTGATATTATAGATGATATGGTTGCAAGTGGGGATCTAGATCCTAATAATTCAAAACAAATCTCAAAATTAGTAAATAGAACTTGTGCTTTTAGATTAGAGCCTACATTAAAACAACATTTAACCGATAAAGGTTTTAGTTCATTAATCTTAAAACAATATGCCCAACAAATTAGAGATTTAACTGAAGATGAAACTTCAAAAGATAGGAAAATATTTAATGAATATCTTAAAAATTCTTCAAAACAAATTAATTTCCCCCCACAAACTAAAGGTAATTTAAAAGCCGAAATGGGAAAATCCGGATTACCTAGTAGCATTGTTACTAAATTAATAACCCATACGGCTCAAGATGAGGGTAAAAAAGGGGTAGGAATGGGTGAATTAGCATTAGCTATAGTTTTTAAGGATATTACTGATTCAGTAGGTAAAGGTGATTTAGCATTAGATGGTGAATATTTTGAAATTAAAGCTCAGGCAGCTACTTTAGGGGCTAAACCGGAGGCTTTTAAAGCCTCATTAGATACTGTAAGAAAGTTTGAAATTTATGGTTTAAAAAGAGAACCTATACCTAATAAAAAAGGTACAGGTTCAACTATTAAATTAACTTTTAATGGAATTGCTTATAAATTAAATGCATTTACTGAAATATTGCCTTTAATATATCAGGCTACTAATGATAAAGAAGGTTTAAAATCTTTATTTAAAGAAATGCTTATAGAGGATGCTAAACATTCCCCCGAAGCTGTAGAATACGGAATGAAAGATATTGATTTAACTAAAATACAGTCTATTCAATCTACTATAGCTAAAATTCATTTTTATAATTATGTAGAAGGGGAAGGATTTACACACTTTTTAGCACACGACATGGGACAAAAATCCAAAAAGGGAATAAAATCCATAATAGGTAATGGCGAATATATATACGTTAAAGGTACACCTGGTGAAATGGCTGATGCTTTAATGGAAGCAGGAGCAGCATTTGAAAAAACTACTTTTAATAATATGAGACCAAGAATAGGATTCGGATCTGCTTTTGCAGAATAATTTGGCTCCCCAGATTTTTTAGTATACCTTCAGGCCTTCAGGTATAAAGGTCGCAACGGCTAATAAGATAAAATATTATGTCATTAAATAGTTTTTTCGATACATTAGATTCAGAATCAATGCTCAATGCGTGGAAATCCTCTACGATACAAAAACTTAACCACCTTAGCGATATTATCCCTACAGAAAATGTAGTTGAAATACAGTATATTGATGAAACAATAAATTGTATAAATACCCTTAATTTAATATCGAATACTTTTAATATTGAAAAACACAATATTATAGAAAGATTACGTAATTGTAATTTATATTATAAAAAACTTGGTATTTAATAAATAAATTCATACACTACATTAAATAGAAATTAAATAAATATGGCTAGATATAAAAATCAAATAAACGTTGCAATGGAACGCCTGGATCAAGGATTAGCGCGTGTTCACAGCATGGTTAAGCGCGGAATGAATGGTGAGGCCCTTCACTTTATGGACAATGAACTTAAAGAATTATATGGAGAACTTCAAAATATAATTAATATAGAACCTGACAATGATGGATCTAAGGTAGGACACTTAAGATAAAAATTATGATAGGAGCAGAGCAAATTAAGATAAATTTTGAAACCTTTAATGGGGTTTTAGAAGCTAATTTTAAAGACAAGCGTTTAAAAAAACTCAAAATACTTACAGAAACTTTAAAGGAGCGAATGATGTTTGCCCCAGCATCTACTAAGGATTGGTTTAATAATGCATTTCCAGGTGGTTATTTAGATCACATCTTACGTGTAAATAAAATAGCAAATCAGCTACATAAGTTATATGCATTTCATAATGCTAATGAAACTTACACAGGTGAAGAACTTAATTTTGTTTCATTATTTTCTCAATTAGGTAAACTTGGTGATTGGAATAATGAATATTTTACTAAAAATGACTCTGATTGGCACGTTAAAAACTTAGGTATGGTTTATAAGTTTAATGAAAACGTTCCAGCTATGAAGATTTATGATCGTACAATTTATCTTCTTCAAGATGCAGGCATTAAACTTTCACATAATGAATATTTAGCTATTCGCAACCAAGAGGGCCTATTTGATGAAAGTAATAAATTCTATTTCTACAGTGGCCAGAAGGAAACCAAATTTAGAAATCACCTTCCCCTACTAATCCACCAAGCTATCCAAACAGCTCAAGAAATCGAATTCCAGACTTGGAGTTCTGGAAATCCGGTTGTACAATCAACTAAACCTGCAAATGCCTCTAAAGCTGATAAAAGCCTAAGGAAAGCTAAAGCAATAAAAGAGGAAAACAATCCTAATTTTAGTAAAAATACCAAATCAATAATAGATTCATTCTTTGTTGATGATACCCTAATTAAATGATAATAACAATAGCAATATTAATAGCATTATTAATAGTAAGTGGATTTATAATATGGAATCTACTTAAGAAAAATGAAAATCTTGGAGATTTTGTAACAAAACAAAGTGAGGCTATAGATTATTGTGATAAAAGATTAAAAACAATAGATGACAAAGGTTCATTTATTGCAGATGATGAGGTAGGTTGGTTTTTTACAGAAATAAAGAATATACAGGAGGCATTAAACGAATTTCGCCTCCGCTAACCCAATGGCAAAGAAAAGAGGAAGAAAAAGCACAAGACTATACTTTACGGAAGACACAGAATTAGCAATAATAGAATATTTAGCTAGTGATGATCAAGACGAAAGAAATAAAATCTATAATAGAAGAATACATTATTCATTTTATAAATTAGCAGAGAATTTAATCCATACATTTAAATTTTATTACACTGAAGTAGATGACCTTGAAGATTTAAAACACGAGGTTATTACCTTCTTACTTGAAAAACTTCACTATTTTAAAGTAGGGAGAGGTAAAGCCTTTTCTTATTTTAGTATAGTAGGAAAAAATTATCTTATTCTTTACAACAATAAAAATTATGCAAAGAAAAAAAGAAAAGTAGACCCATTAGATGCAGATTATGATGATACTATTTTAAATGGTTTTGAACATAATGAGTCACTAGCAGTAAAAGTAGAATTTTTAGATATGTACGTTGCTCATGTAGATACTAACCTACATAGATATTTTAAAAAGAAAGATGAAGCTAAAGTAGCCGATGCTGTGTTAACTATTTTTAGAAATAGAGAACATTTAGAAATATTCAATAAAAAGGCTATTTATATTTATATTAGGGAATTAACAAAATTAGAAACCCCTATTATAACTAAGGTTGTTAAAAAGATGAGAGATATATTTAATTCCTCTTATTCTAGATATCTTGAGGGATGATATATTTATAGACATGAGTAATCCACTTGATCAGATATTATTTGATGGAAAATCTTCATCCGATGTATTTAAAGAAATCTATACTAACAGTAAGAAAAAGGACAAACAGATAAATGCTTTAATTGCTGAATTAAAACCCCTAATACAAAACATAGGAGATTCTGTAGCTGTAGTTCCTCTTATTAAAGAATATCTAGAAATATCAGTAAAGAATGATGAGCATCTAATAAAAATGATGGCCGTTATTCAACGTTTAAGTAATAGTGCTGCTACTAATAGTGGAGATTCATTATTAACTGATGAGGAGATGAAACAACTCCAAGCAATAGCAGAAGAAATAGCAAAAGATGAGTCTAAGTAGCCAACAAAACCAAGGGGGCCCTATAGGTAATCCTGGATTACCTAAAACCCAGAAAACTACTAAAAGAGTAGCTGATATTATTTTAAATAAAGACCATGCTGCTTATACTGGACCTGATAGTATAGGAATTATATTTTTTACTGATGAAAAAGCTAAAGAATCCTCAAACGATACTACAGCTCTACCTAGGGCTAAACCATCAAATTTAAATAATTTTACAACTCCCTTAATAGGAGAATTAGTAAATGTACTTCAATTTACTAGTGATGATTATTATCCTGAGTTAGGTGGTAATTCTAATTTTACCTCAAATTATTATACTGCTGCTATAAATATACATAACAACGCAGCAAGTAATGCGGTACCTTTAGATACAAAAGCAAAAGAGGAGAATAAAACTAGACAATCCTCACCGAATTTTGAATTTCAAAAGGAATTTACAACCGCAGGAAGCCAGGAGGTAGCAGTAAAGATGTGCAATAATTATTTACGTGATAGGGGATATCCTTCAGGTAGGAATGATCCGAATGCCCCTACATATGCCTTATATCCAGGAAGTAATGGAGGCTTTATACTTAGATTAGAGGATTCTAAAGATAATAAATTAAAATTAGGTACTTATTATAGAGAAAACCCAAACCAAAAAAATCTTAACCTCACTGAAGGAGGCACAGTAAATCAAGGAAAATCAGGCCAACGAATTAGTTTTAGTGCTAATGATAAACCCCATCAAGGAGCCGGTTCAGGATTAGGGGGGCTTGAACAAAATAGAGCTATGGTTTTAAGTTTGGGGAATGGTGAAGCTGAAGATATCAATGATGATGATGGAACTATACACTTAGCAACAAATCGAAAAGTTAACATAAAAACATCATCTGATCTTATAGCGTCGCTACACTCAGAATACAAACCATATGTAGAGCCTTTAAAAGAAATAGAAAAAGAACCAGTAGTTGTTATTCCTACTACTACCCCTACACCTATATTACAAGTCGAAAATCACTTTACCT